CAGCGTTTCCGGCTTCTTTGCAACAGCAACTTCTTCGGGGTCGTATTCTTCCCATCCGCGCTTTTTGTCAAACTCGACTTCGGATTCTTCGGTGGCAACTTTGGTCCCATGCTTACGGTGCTTAAGATAAAAAACAGACATATTTCACCTCGTTAGTGGTTTAGTAACCGCATCAAATTCTGACCATCCGTTACCAACTCCGGGTCGCTGTACGCTACCCCAACAGGTTTGGTATTCGGCATATCAATTCCTTTCTCAAAACGGGGCGACCGAAGCCGCCCCTATTGGTTAGCCGATACGGTACAGGGTCCACGCCGTTGCGCTGGTCTTGCGAGCACGGAACAGCGCAGCAGTGCCAGCGGTAGCAGCAACAGTAGCCAGCCCGGTAACGGTCCAGCCAGTCACGCCGCCGCCAGTCATGGTGATAACGCCACCACCTGAACCATCCACGTTGATAACAGCCAGTTCAAAGCTGCTATCCACTTTGGCCGCAGTCAGCACGGCTTCAAGCGAGGCCACAGTGGGCAGCGTGTAAGCCGCCGCGCTGGAGCCGGGAGAGCCAAGCAAAATGCCGCCAAGAACTTGAGCAACCGTTAGCGTTGCCGTAGCAGTCGCCGTTTGCGGAGCGGCTTGGGTGCCAAGAACCGGCTCGCCAACCAGACCATCACCGAGTTGATAACCACCACCTACAGAGGGAAGTGCCATGATGTGTTTCCTTTCAATTCGTTAAATTACGCGCCCCACACACGGCAGGCCATCTCCGGGCGGATCACGTTTGAGCCGTACAGCACATCAAGACGGCACGGCATGCGGTCATTGTTGATGTCGGACTGCTGCACAATTCTGATGCTGATGCCATTGTGGTTGTCACGCTTGCCCATCATTACGCCACCGGGCATAAGCAGGTCAGCCGTGGCAAAGGTGATAGCGTCTCGGTGATACACCAGATTTTGCGCGTAGGAGCTATCCGGGGAACCAAGCATGGTCACGGTAGCACCCGCTTGCGGGAACGAATCCACGGTAGCAAGCGCATTGGCCGAAGTGTAGATCGCCGGAGCAATCGCCAAGGTGGCGGTGGACGAGCCGGAAGTGTCAGCAGTCACCACAAACTGTTGCAGCGAGCCAGTGGATTGGCGGGTTTGCGGGTTCACCGCATACACGCCAGAGATGGTGAAAACGTCACCTTCTTTCCAAGTCTTGCTGGAGCCGGTAAAACTGATCGGCAAAGTCGCTTGGCCTTGCGTGGACAGCGTGCCGGTGCTGGTGATGGTCGTGCCCCAATCGCCGGTCACATGGTTGGGGATGGATTGCGACATGGCAAACTCGTCGTATCCCAACATGGATTCGGTAATCAGGCCAGTCTTGTACTGGTTAGCAACCAGACCAACCGGGTTGAACAAGCCTTTCATGCCTTCAACCAACTGAGCGTTGGCAGCAGGATTCACCACGCCATAGCGTGGGTTCATGCCTGCGGCATTTTCGTTCAGTTTCTGCATGGCTTGCAGCAGAACCAGCGAAGTCGAGGGGGTAGTTCCCGGAGTGCCAACCGAGTTCCAGATTTTCTTGTACGAAGCACTGGCAACGGCGGCGTCAACGGTCGAAGCCAGTTGCGAAACACGCGGCTTCAGCACGAGGTCGGCATAGTGATCCAACTGCATGGTCTGTTCAGCCGAAGTGAAACTGATAGCAACGTGCTGTTGGGTCGAAACCGTCAGGGTTGTATACTGCTGGTTTTCTTCCTGCACACCCAAGGCAGCACCGTCAGTGACCAGAGCGCGGTCAGGCAGGCGGATACGCAGGGTCGTACCAATCTTTGCGCCTTCAACGGCAAAAGACGGGTCGTACTGCTTGTTGACGTTGCGGGTGATTACGAGGTTGTTCTCCAGAATCTGGAGAGCCTTCGCCGTAATCATATCTATGGTAAGAATGTTGTTAGCCATGATTGATTCCTATGAATGGTTAGCGTTGCCTTTGCCGCGCCGCTTCTGCGTTCCACGCCGCTATCAGACCGCTGGTGCCCAACTGCTTAAGGGCTTTTGGGTCATTCAAGTTGGTGTAGGTCGCAGTACCCCCTGCCTTGATGGGCGTTATAGGGTCGGGTGCGGAGGACGGTTTTTTAGCGGACACCGGAGGCGCAAGTTGAACTTTGGCTTCCAGCCTTCCAATTTCCTTGACCTGCAAAATCGGAGGCAATTGAGCGATTCGCGCAGCTTCTTTGACGTTTTGCCCAAGGTAAAACGCTACATCAGGACCAACATCAGACAGCCTGATTGCATCAGCCATTGCAGCCGTGATGGGCAGATTCGGGTTGCCTACAACAGTATCGTAATCGGGATACTTTTCGCGGGCAGAATCTTCACGATCTTCATGCGCAGCCAAAATCTCATGCTGCGCCTCTCGCTGACGTAACTCGGCTTGCTGTTTTTCCTTGACGCGTTCCTTAAACTCAGCCTTTTTATCGGCCCACTGTTCCATCGCGGCGTCGTATTCCTCGACCGTCTGAAACTCTGAAATCTTGGGCTTTACAGGCTCGCCATCGTTGGCTTGAACCGGCGCTTGTGGCGCAGGATCGGGCCGCTGCAACTGACGCTCTAGCTTGCGACGTTCTTTTGCAAGGCGCTTTTGAACAATTTCGTCCAGTTCTTCCTGTGTAAAAGTCTTGGGCGGTTTTTGTTCATCTTCCGGCTTGGAATCCGCATTAGCGGAATCGTCTGGTGTGGCCGTCACATCAGACAAGGGCGCAGTGTCCACTGCTGGCGCTGCCGTAGCAGCGGGGTTTTGCCCGTCCTCGGGCGTTACTACCATTTCTTCAGCCATGTGAAACTCCATCATGGGGATGCGGCGATTCCCATCGCTGCACCCGGCGAAACCGCGCCGGTCCGGGTTAAGTTTAACTACAAAATCAAACTATTCATAGATTATTGTGGCTTCAATGGTATTTGTCGCCACAACATAAAGACCTTTGCTGAACGTGATGCCGGAAGGAAAAAATGTATTTGCCCCGGCAGCAGGCGTCACGGTATTAATTAGCACCGGGTCATTGGTATCCGCCGCCCCGGAATCGTAAAACTTGAGCGTTCCAGAGGAAGTCGAACTGACCAGATAGCCCAACAGTTTGCCGCCGCCAACCTTGATTTGGGACGTTGCAGCCATTTGCTTGTAATACGCCATCACATTACTCCTAAAGGTGGTTGTGCAGACATGGGCTGCATGTGCATCTCACCACGCTCAAGCGCGGCAGGTTCTTCCATTTCAAGCGATGGCGACTCCAGAATTTCCCGGATGGTCTGATTCAGCACAGCATTTGTTCCATCAGGGCCGGATGCTTTTGCCAAAGTATCCAAGATTGCTTTCAGGCGATTAGTATTCGCGTTGTAGGCGTCAATGTCTGCCTTGAAATGCTCATTCAACACTCGGCTCTTTTCGTTCTCCGATTGTTGCGCCTCAATTGACTTTTGCACATTATCCAGCATGGCTTGCTGCGCCTGGATAATCTTGTCAAGTTCTTCCATTTCCTTCTTAAGCTGCGCAACCTTCGGCGCATCATCGTCGCCCTCACCCGCTGCCAGTACGTCAGGCGGCACCATCGCCCGCAGGCGCTTGCTCATTTCCTGCGCACCGGGCCAATCCATGTTCTTCACCAGCAAATCGCCAATGACGTTCCACAACTGCGGGCTGGTCTGGATCAAAAGCCCCATGTTTTCCACGGCTTCTTGACGCTTGGTTGCGTATCCCGGCCCGGTGGACACGGCAACGTCGTATTTGCCAACGCCAAGGTTGTAAATCTTCTGGATTGCCGCTCCGGTGCGCTCATCCCGGATGGAAACCACCGGCTGCTGTTGCTCGGGGTCAATCTGGACGTGCGAAGTATCGCCATCCAAGCCAATAATGCGGGCAACGCGCTTGGTATCGTAAATCTGCGGGATCAAGTCCAGCAAAATGCGTGTGCCATACCGCAGCGCAGCGCCGAAATTGTCGTGATAGTGAAAAGTTCCGGTATCGGCCTGCTTTTCGCGGGCAAAAATGGCTTTGCCGCTCGTTTCGTTGCCCTGCTGCCCCAAACTGGCGTCATATTGCCCGGTCGTGGACTTAATATCGTCTGACGCGCCCATTTTCGCTTGAATCAAGCCTGCCTGCGGCAGCGGAGGCGCTACGCGTTGGGGCGGCGGGACAAGCTGGTCGCCCTCAAGGACAGCGTTGTACTCCAGATAAGGCCAATTCTGGATATTTGCGGTTTTCCACTTGTCCTCAAACCCTTCAAACTGGCCTGTTACGCCAATAAACGGCGCTTTCGGGGCCAGCGCAAGCATTTCAGCCTCTTGCGAAGTCCAGTAGTTGTACATGCGCTGCGCGTCTTTGGCGTTACGGACCAAACCAGATATGTAAATCCGGCCCTCAATCTCGTATTCGTTGCCGATGACGCGAACAACTGGAATGTATTTCCCCGCCCATTCCTTTTTATCCAGAATCTCGTTGCCGTTTAGTTTGCACCAGTACACCTTGCGCTTTTCCGACTGGCGCTTACGGGCAGGAATCAGGCCATACGCTTCAGCAGTCTTTGCCTCTGGTGAGCCTTCAAACGCAGTAATCCCACCGGGATACAGGAAAAGCGTCTTTTTCTCGCGCTCAACGTAGAAATACTCTGCAATCCGGACAGTTTCACCGTTGAACCACGACGCCATCCCCTGATCGCCAACGGATTGAGGTTGCCATTGTGTAACCGGCGTGGCATTCGGGTACTGGTGCTCAAATTCATTCTTGGTCAAATCCTCAGTAATCAGGCACCACTGCGCATCCGAACCACAAGAGTCTTGCGCCGTGGGGTCCATGAATACGGAAAACTGATTCTTGATCCGGGCAATACGGATTTCCTGGTCAAAGCTTGTCTCATCAACAAACTCGGTGATATACCGCCAGTATCCCTCACCCGTTGCGACCTGATTTTCGCAAGCCGTGTTGTACACCATGTCCGAATCGCTGATGTACTCAATGTGCCTGACCAATCCCTCAAAAACCTCGGCAACCTCGACCGAAGCCTCGTCATTAACCGGAATCACTTTTCCGCTAGGGCGGTCCTGCCGCTGCTGATTGGTGACTTGCAGGACATGCTGCGGGAGTTTATTGATGGTGAGGCAAGGACGGGCGTTGATGGTGGACCCGTTGCCCGTAGTGCGGGCAGTTAAAACCTGCTGCGGCCACTGCCATTGATTATCGGGCGACCCTGCCAGAAACTTCAGGTCATCCAACTCGGATTCGCGGGAATCGGAGTAGGCATCGTTTGCCATTTGCCAGCGCTTTTTGGCAAGCGCAAGAATTTCAGCGTCGGAATTTTTCTGACCGTTGCCGTCAGAATTCGCTACCGCCGCTGCGGCTACCATGCCCGTTGGGTCACTCATAATGCCGCCATCCGATCATTTCAGGCACATCTTGCAGGAATCCATAATCGTCCATGACGCCGTGCGCTATCCAGTCAGAAAATGATCCGTGGCATGCGGTCCAGTAGGAAAACCGCTGTAGCCACAAATACCCTTTGGAATGATGATGGAAAATTTCCGTCATGCCTTATTTGCGACTTTAACGCCCGCAGTGTCCCACTTTTTTACGCAAATCACAAGTTAGCGCCCACTTTCGCGGCAGCCGTTACTTTTTCCCACGGAGCGCACACTAACCCGTCAATTGTTTCGGTTTCTACCGCATGATGCGGCAGTGCAATCTCTTTATCGGAAAATCGCCAAGTGTGCGTGTAAATGCCATACAACGGCAGCGCATACCCCATGCGAAATAACTTATCGCTGGTCACGGCTCATCTCCCGAAACGCCGCCTGACAACACGCCCACAGCCATTTAGGCACCAGCCCACGCTCTTTCAGGTGCGCCAATGCCTCGTCTACCGTTGTGATGTTCCTACGCACCAAGCCACCCCGTAGCGCCCAATAACCCCAGCGAACTTGCCGTATCCAGTTGAGAAACCTTGTATTCCTTCGGCCACACCAGCGTTTTATCAGGTTCTTCCATCCGCGCCAAGGCGTCCAGCATGTCATCGTGCATGCCCACCGGAAATGCCATGTATTCTTCCTCGATAAACGCCTTTACCAGATCAACCGTCGTCTTTTGCCAGTCGGTCACGTACATATTCTCAGGGAGCCACATCTGCCCCTGCTCGAATATCGGCAGCAACCGTTTAATCCGGTCTGCCTTAGACGTTACCCCACCGACCTCAGTAATCTGGAACCGATAGCCCTCGTCCTCCATCCGCGCCTGCAAATGCTCAATATCGGCCATCAGCCCGTACCGCTCATACCGCACCTGCTTAATCCGCAACCCGGCATCGGACCACTTCCGATGCAGCGCAAACAGCCGGTCCCCGCGTTCCTTCAGGTTTAGCCGGTCGCGCACCATGTCCAGCGCGTATCGGTTCCGGTCCACGTTCAGGCCAATCACCCACATAGACGTATAATCCGACCCCTTTTTCTTACTGGACGCCGCATCCACCAGAATGTACCCGTTCATCCGCTTCACGCTCGACGCGGGCATCTTTTTGTAATACTTCACCCACTCCCGCTTAAACCCCTGCAAGGAATCCGCCTTCGGGTTCAGCAGTATCTGAGCTGCATACGTGTACGGCCCCATGTCCCGCCGCTTTTGAACGTGTGTTTCATCAGGCCAAAGAACTGACTCTCCTTCTTCGGTGCCGCCTAATCGGCCTGGGTGTTCTCTCGGAATAAACGTACCGCGGTCAATAACCGTTCTATGTGCATCGCCATAATGCCACCGCGTCCCTACCATACGGCGAATACCGCCCGGAGTAACGCCAAGGTTATAACTTTGCTCCAAAGCAGTCATTGTTTTTTCTATTTGCTCTGGCGTTGTTACGCTTGCTTGCACAACAACGTCATCGTAAAGAAGAACGGAGTAATGTTTACT